GAATAGATGGTTTAGAATTTAATGTTATCACACTACCACTACTAACAATTTGCGGCTGATTTGCTGCTGTTGATTGCGTTGCGTTGTTGCTATTTCCACTTTGGTCGTACCAAGTGGTGACAAATCCATTTGTACCACTACAAAATGATGTCAACGAAGTTGTGTCCAAATTACCCAATGCAGTGAATCCAATGTTTTGTTCGGTATTATCGCTTGACCTACGCACACGTATTGCATTGCCCGTGTACGCACCGCGTAACAAACGAACGGAGTATGCGGCCGCCGCACTTGGATAATCATCCAATAATCCTACATAGGGGGCAACCCCACTACTGGCAGTAAACCCGCCAACCCTTACACCAACACCAACGCCAAACATTATTCTCCGTACATTACAACCGATCCACTTGCCAAGGTGATTGAACTGATGTAACTACCATCGGCAACGGCAATGAATGTGCCTTGCTTTAATGTTACGCCACTCAATCCCAATGGTGTCATTAACGATGCACTTGCCTGGTCTAAAATTGCTGAAACAACGGCATCCGCGTTCACCACAAACCCACGGAATCTGCCCGTGTTGGCACTTGTGTTTGATACGACCTTTGAACCCGTGTAACCCGCGCTAAATGAACTTGCTGAAATACTCATGTCTATAAAACGATTAGATGGTTATTTGTTCCACATTCTCCGCACCATAAATGGCTACCAATGCATCGTACACGGCATTCACCAACAATGATTCTGCGGGGATTGTTTCATACGATACCACCGATAATTCAAGGTTGGAAAAAGTGGTGTTAAAATCTTGAATCCCTTGAATCGGGGCTTTGCCTTCTGCCAATGCTTGTACACTTGCAAAAACAAAGGTTGCGATTTGGGCGGGGATGATTCCGTCTTTTTGACTTTTTACATCAGCGTAACCTTCTGCGATTACGCATACTGAACCCGATGGGATTGATAAACCGCTTGTAAGGTTTACTGTTGTAAGAATAGATATTGCTTTCATATTGCGAATTTAATGATTAAGAGGCGTTTGTGATTATTCCGCCAACGATTGTAAAATTTGTATAACTACCCGTACCCGTAAATCCATTGGTGCCACCTACTTTGTAAAGCGATGCGTCAATAGGGGCGTATCCGCTATCGTCTGCAAGTCTTGCTTGTAGTGTTGTCGAACTTCTTTTTAATGCGGGGAAAGATGATGTAATACCACCAAAAGAAACAATATTTTCATTTACTTCCCCAACAATTAAAGTTGCAACACCACTTGAACTATTTGAAAATTTTACTCCGCCACCATTTACATAATTTATTAAAATTCTTGAACCTGATTGGTTTATGCCTTTTAAGTTAGCATTTGATTGACCAATTGAAAAATTATCAGATTGTATAGTTGTGCCAATGACGACTAATCTATCGTCGTAAATTCTTAGTGCTTCCGACCCCGCACTATTCTGCACCAAAAGCGATGTAGTGGCGGATGTTGAGCCACTGCCTTTGATTTGTAGCATTGCAGTTGGCGTTGCGCCATAAGTACCTCCAATTAAAACGCCCGTTGAATCGGCAAAATTATAACTTGATGCCCTAAACTGCAATTGTGTCACCGCACTCCCCGTATCAGTAGCGGCAAGAATTGTTGCGGCTCCATTATTACCAAAAATAATTGACCCATTTGCGTTTGCTGTTGTTGTTTTTACGTGTAAAGGTCCAGCAATCGGTGCATTAGTTCCAACCCCCAACCTATTATTTGTATCATCCCAAAACAAGTTAGCGGCATCACTTGCAAACGCACTTCCATTGCTGAACTGAATTGCACCCGATACACCGCTTGGTGATGTTACCACCGCGATATTTCCACTTCCTAACAAAGAAGTTGAATTGATGGTTTTGATGTTTGTTCCCGATACCAAAACGGGTTGTAATGCCGTTCCGCTTTGCGTTAAATTACCCGTGAAATTTACACCCGTGGTGGATGCCTCCATTGGTAGGTTTGTACCTAATCCATCGGATAACACTTTTAATGTTGCATCAATTGGTCCGTTATCGCCCACCTTTATTAGGGCATCGTATGTTGTTGCGGGTGTTAAACCCGTTAATGAAATTCCCATATCTTATATATTATTCCAAGTTTCGTTAATTTCTTCCCACTTTGTAGTGATTCCTTGCCATTGCTCATTTGTAAATACGGGGCTTCGTGTGATGTTTCCAATCCCTTGCGCCCATAATGACCCATCGCAACACTTTCGTGAATACTTATTTTCATTCTTGCATAAACAACCCCGCGTTCCGCCCCCTTGTGGTGAACTCCGTGATGGTGTTTTCCATCCTTGCGATGGTGCTGACTTGTTGTTATATTCTTGACCCCAATCGCTCATCGTTTTATAATTATCATTAACAAAATTAATCCCAAAAACAAAGTTAATCCAATCCATTGTGGAACCTTTACGCGTTCCGTGTACTTTATTTGGGCGGGTAACTGAATTGTTTTGGTGTATCTGATGGTGTCGGCCTTTACAACTGTTTGAACTCGGATAACATCGTGGTTTCTGTAAACAATCGTTTTAACGCCGTCTTTTTCAATTGTGATGGTATCAATCGTTTTTGTTGTAAAAGTGTCTGTAATGCTCACAGAATCGCGTACAAATAGGGTATCAATGGTATGTGTGGATGTTTGTGCCATAGCGGGGTTCTTTTGGATGGCTTTTTTTAAGTGCCATTCGGCCGAACACCCCGTTAAGAATATCATAATGGCGATTATCTTGGTCGTCTTTGTAAACAAATCACATTTTACCGCATTAACGATTTTCAATTGCGTTATGTAGGTAGTCAATTTCTTGACCTTTTCCTCCTTTGGTTTATATGTCTTTTTTACAAATTCCATGTAACGAAATTCGATGGATTACTATTTGGGTATTCTCCCGCTTGTTGGTTGGCGGTGTATTCTGGATATCGTTGTGGGAAATACGAAAGGTAATCAACGCAACGCCTCCGATAAGTTTCGGCGATGTTTCTTTGTCTTTGAACAATCGTGTCCAATTCCTCCTTGCTTGGTAACTGTGTATTCTCGGGTGAATTACGAACAATACCCGCATTGGTTACCTCATACCCGTGGAATAACAACAAATCACTCATCGCGTAATGGATCAACAAAGGTTGCAAATAGTGTTCAACCAACAAAAGATAAAATCCCGCCAAGGTGTTTGCCTTTACATCATCCAACAACCTACGATACAAAACAGTACCGCACAATTCTTGAACTTGGATATCCTGGGCTATCTTAATAAATGGGGTTATTTTATCCACATCAAAATTCCCGCTTAACTGCGTGTATTTGAATATGTCCTCCTTGGTGATTAGTAATACATCATCGTTTGCGTACATCTCTTATTTGTTTTTTAATGAACCTTTGTTTGGCATATCAATGGGCCTTGTTGATGCCGTTTCCCATCCGCTGGGTGAAAATGGAACCCCCGCAGCGTTGGCACTCTTATTTGATACTTCGTTGTAATTTTCTAAATCTCTATTCTCACCCGTTTCGCCTGGTTGCTTAGGTAAAAACTTACCTTTGATTTGCTTCCGTCTGAATGTCAATCGTTCCCATCTGTGATGGCAATTAACACCACCCTTGTATTTCCAAATGGAATATGAACTTTGTCCGCTTGGTGCAAATTGTCCGTTCACACCCGCATCCCCCATTGTCAAAATATCCTCACGGCGATAAATTACTCCCCCTTTGGATTCTTGAACCATTGTAGAACAAAACTGCCTTGAATTGTCGGCCACGATATTAGGGCCGTACCGATAACGGATTTTGTAAACCCCTTTATCATCACCACTTTTTTTATTGGGGTTTTCATACGCCATGTTAAATCTTAGTTCCTCATCCGCATCCGTAACTTCCGTTACATCAATGAGTTCCCACACCTCTTCGTTAATTATTTCCCCACGGGATTTCAAATGTTCCAACCACGAATCTTCATCCGCGATGGTCATGTCCGCTAAATCAATCTTTTTTTTTAATGACAACGATACGCCCGTTTCTTCTTCGCGTGTTTCATCGTCAATTACATTACCCGTTAAATCCGTAAACTCAAGGGGTTGTAAGGTCTTGAAATACATATTAAGGTTGTAACCATTGTGGTTCAATACCTTGGTAACTGCATCAATAACCAATCGTTGGAAAGGCCTAATAACAACATTGTCAAACAAGATGGATGCCGACTTTAATTCATCCGCGTTATTACCAAATCCCGTTCCGTCTTTAATACCCAATAACAAAGGCGATACCACGCGATGCGATATCATAACCTTTTGCATTGATTCCGAACTAAGGAATTGATATTGGTTGTGGGCATCACTTAATTGTACTGGGGTGATGTCCGCCGCTGAATCCTTGCCATCGTTCCAACTGATAATAAAACGACCCGCATTGGACGATCCACCAAACTTTGATTTGATTTGTGATTCAACCGTATCTTTAACCTCGGCGGGTGGTTGCCCATTGTTGAAGTTTATCAACATACTTGGTGCCAAACCATTCATGATGTTGTTGATGTGGAAATTCGATATCTCCGCTTCCAAGTTTGCATATTGCGTACCGCCTTGGTAGTCCACGGGTGCGAAGTAAAACGAACCCGTTGAATATGGTTTGATTGTTAATATACATTCGTTCGCGTTTTGGTCGTAACCCCATGCCCGTATCTCTGTGGGTTGTGTGCCACGCTTGATATTGGCCCAATCGGGATAATAGTAATACTTTTCAATCTCGCCTTTGTCGTTGCACTTGGCGGGGCGTAGTGTTTGTTGTGGAAAGTGCTTGGCTTGAACATACTTTTTCTTATCCTTTGACTTGATAAGTTGAAACGATGCTTGGCCCAACATTTTCAAATCCATAATTACCGCGCGTAAATCATCCCCACTAAACATCCTTTTGAACTCAATGTAACCTGGTAAGTCGCGCGATGTTGTAGTCACCTCTAATCCCTTGCCATAAATTTGATCCGCAATGCCTTTGATACACGCATTATTGGTTGGTGAACCATGATACAAGTCAATCAAATACTGATAATAGTTGTTATCGTCACCATATTGCACCCAATCTTTGTTTTTTTGCTCAATGATGGATGGGGCGGTGTATGATTGTAGTTGTATAAATTCTAAACTCATAGTGTTATCCAATTAGGTGAAACGGGGGTGGTGGTGTCCCAATCCTTCCAAGTGTTGTTAATGTTGGTTGTTCCAGTAATCCAATACCCTAAATACTCCCACACCAAATTATTTGCATTGAATACACGAATTAATATCTCATCGGTGTTTTGTGCAACCGCATTGATGGCGGTTAATGATGGCAAATTCATCGTGTAGAACGAATATAACTTGCTTGGGGTACTTGTGGCCGTCACCATCGTTTTTGTGGGCTTGTGCCACACCTCAATCGTTGATACACCCGTAAATTCCACAAAGGATGTGAAATTGATATTGGTGGATGCGTTATTGATGTGCATAGTTATAAAACGCGAAATACATTTTTTGTTATAAATGAAAAACCCCCACCAAATGGTGAGGGCTTAAACATAGAAATATAATTAAAATTAAACTGGCATTGTTGGTGTAATAACCAATGCGATACTTGCCGCTGAATTGGCATCAACAATTCCTGGGGGTAATTTCTCTTGGCTTGAAAAAGTGATGGTATTCAAACGGGCATCGCCCATCTGTACACCCCATGAACTTGATCCGCCATTGGCATCACAACCCAAAGTTTCACCCAACAACCACATTTGGTCGTTTCTATCCCAAACGATAATTTGCCATCTACCTTTTACCAATGTTTGAATCGCATCCATGTCAACATCACCCGTAACGGCGGTAAGGCCACTTGGCTTGAATGACAATGTAAAAATGGTTTCATACATTGATGTTCCATTATCGCGTGATGCGGTGATGGTGGTTTCCATGGTTGACAAACCTTTTAATTCCCAAAATGGTGCTGCAATTGGTGTTGTATTTGCACCATTGTCAATCAATGTTACAACACCCGTTCCGTTCTTGGTAACGCGGTTTGCAAATTCAAATGGAATAAAGTATGCTACTTTAATTCCACCGACATATTGCTTACACGGCTCGTATCTTCCTAATAATGTTCCACAACTTGGCATATCTTTTCTATTATCTTGGTTAAAAAAAAGGGGCGGGTGTTTATGCCCACCCCAAGTTTATATCTATCCTATACTATTAGGTTATGTTTAATACAACTTGTTGGGTTGGGTTAGTAGCAATGATACCACCCGTAAAACGCATGATTGTACGAACATTCTGTGAACCATCAATGTCACTCATGTCAATTACCTTCACCTCGTTGTAATCACTCAACAATCCTGTTCCAAAGTGCAAATCACTTTTAAGACCCAACACACAATCCGAATCGTTAAGACCTGGACACATGGTAACGGGAATACCTTGGAAGTTCATTGGCTTCTCACCAACATAGAATTGGAAATTGTAGTTACCCGCAGATAACGCCGCTTGATACGCCTTCATAGTCAAAGGACCAACATAGAATTGATATCCTTCCTTACCATACAATGCTGCTGGTGAAGCATCCAACATTGATTGCAAACGAGCAACAACATTTGACCCACTTGTTGCACCCGAACCCGCACTAATGATGGCCGAGTTGTCAATCAAGTATTGAACCATACCACCCGTGTAGAATGTATTGGTTTTCCAAATACCTAATTCAACACCTTGGGCAACTTCTGCTGCCACTTGGGCTAACAAAAATTCCTCAAATGTTGCTGGTAATTTTTCAAATGCACTGAATCCCGCTTGGGCTGCTTCCCATGTTGTACGCAAGTTGTTTTTACACAAAGTCATGTTTACTTGCTTTTCAACTGTGGTCAACACATATTCACCCAAAGTTACTGATGAGTTGTCTGTGTAATCACAAGTTGCAGAATCAATTGATACAGAGTTCTGCCAATTACGGATTACTTCTTTGAATGCAACATTGGGGTGCAATGTGATAAGTTCTTTTGACAAGGTTTCACCCGACAAAAGGGCAGCGGCCACATACTTGCCACTCCAAAGACCCGCGTAGGTATTGGGGGAAACTGTTGGGCCACTCAAATTGATTTTGTTTAATTTATTGTTCATTTTCGTGGTTAGTTGAATAGTTGATTAAATACTCGGTCTTTTACTGATTCGGCTCTCTTATTGCCCATGTGGAATTGCAATTTTTTTGCTTGTCCATTTGATTCTGGGTTGTGCAATGTGTGTGGTGCTGGTTCGTTAGCCAATCGCTCGGTCAATTCCTTGTTCTCGGCACTCAATGCGATTTTCTCGCCTTCCAATGCTGACAAACGGGCTTCAAACTTGGCTTCCAATTCGCTCATCTGTTTGCTGAAATAAGATTCTTCCATTTCGGTTTTGCTTTTTACTACTTTCTTTGCCATTGGCATTGCCTCGGCGATTTCGTCTTGCATCGGCATATCCTCGGCTTCGATGATTTCTTCCTCGGGGGCTTCTTCCTCCTTGGTTGCGATTTCAACGATTGTACCATTTGCATCCACGGTCATTACATTTCCGTTTTCCAATGCAAATTCACCTTCTGGTGTTGGGATGTTACCATCTGGTGTTACGATAAATACCGCTTCACCCACGGCGAAATTGTCTGATTCAAATGTGGCTTGACCATCCTCGGTCTTAACTTGTGCCAAATCAACCACAATCGCCTCCTCGGGCTTTAATCCCAAAGTTGCCAATACGCGGTTTAATGTTTCGGTTGCGTTCATATCTAAAATACTTTAATTGTTTATATTGTTTGATTTTTGAAATTCCGCTTATTTGGATGCGTTGGCATTGTCTTGTACAAATTTGATTAATGTTAACGCACTTTTAATTTGAAACGCTACATCATCCAATTCTTTTGTACTTACCATCCCTAAGTCATTCATTTGTTTTTCAACTTTGATAATTTCGTTTTGAATCGTGTTGTGTTCTGTCAATAATTTTCCCGCTGAATTTTTGGCAATCATATTGGCATCATTCCATTTGGTTTTAATTGATACGATGCTATCAAGTAAGTTTGATGCTCTTTTATCCAAATCTTGAATCGTTCCCAATTCAACTTTAATTCCTTGAAGTTTCATATTCTTTTAGTATGTTAAGTATTTTATTTAATTTCTCATCATCGGTTTCAACCTTTGACAATGGCATTGACCTATCCGCAAAATAACCTTCGATGCTGAATCCTTTAACACGACCCGTTTTAACATAGTCGTTCCAAATCTCATCGTTGGTAACCTTTAATGACCCCATCCAAGTTCCAATCGGATCGTTCATACCATAGATGGCCGACTTGTCTTTTTCCATGTCCTCTTTAATCCAAGATTCCACCATGCAAATACCTTGCAACGCCATGTCGTGTTCCAATGTGGCTTTGCCTTGGTTCCCCTTCATCAAAAACATTTGCGATGCACGGGACACGGTGTTCTTTGAAAAGTATACATAAAATTCTTGCATCTCGCCATTCATCACTTGTTTGCGGTAAATGGGTTTGTCGGGGATAAGAACGGGACCCATCAAGATGCGTTTTTCGGCATCCACCTGGGCAAACTTTATTTCATGGGATTTCAATGCAATAAAATTGGATTCAATGGCGGGGGCTTCCACGATGCTTATCGCATCAATGCCACTTGCCAATTGTTGGTCGTCCAATATCAATTCAACGATTCTCATTAAAATTGAATCTTTTTGATGTCGTTAGAAATCTTTTGCCATTTAGAAAGAGAACCCGCGAATCCTGCTTTAATTGTTTCACCTTGTTTAATCAATTCGGGTGAACCCAAGTCCTTGGCTTTTTGCAAATACTCATCACTAATTTTTAACGCATTCTTTAAAAACATCAATGTTTCATTAGTGTTATTATCAGCAGCCGCAACCATCAATCTTGCTTGTTTTGCACTTTGCTCAAAGCCATTTTTGGCCTTTGTAACATCGTCTAACAATGCCAATTCCATTTTCACGGGGTTAACGGCACTTGATGCCATAAATTTATCAAATGATGTTTTCATATTACCTATAAAACTAATTATCCTGGGAATGTTGCATTTGTTTGTATACGCCTATCCAACGCTTGTTGTGAACTCATATCGTTACCGACCACATAGGCCTTTGCGGGTTTGCCTAAACTCTTATTCAAACTTGCTGCCATTTGTGCTGATGGATCAACGGTGCCACCGATAATCGAAACACTTGGCCCCATGCTTGGTGCTGAACCCGAATCGCTTTGACCTGGGATTTCGGTCGATACAATCTTCCGAACATTTGCCAATCCCGCTGCAATTACTCCCGCCGCACCGATGTAACCCAATACACCACCTTGCGCAAATGCCTTGGTTGCACCCGTGTATGTATCAATAATGGCTTGGGCCACTGCCAACGACTTGCCCATTGCGGTGCTTTCTCCAACCAATTGTGTGATGGATGATAAGGCGGTTGATGTGGCATCGAATATGGCTAACTTTGCTTCTAACTCTTTTTTGGCTAAATCCTTTTTTTGTTCGGCTTCGTTTTTGGCAATGTCGATACGCTTGTTGGCCAATGATAATTCTAAATCTGTGGTAAGTTGACCCGCATCTTTTCTTGCTTGAATTTGGTTAGTAAGTCGGTCTAATTCCAAATTAGTTAACGCGGTTTGTAAATCCTTTTCGTTAGTGATGGTTTGTGTTAAGCGCAATTGTTCTTTGGCATATTGTTCGTCAATAAATTTGGCTTCGTCTTGGGCCGACTTTTCCATAAACGCTTTTAACTCATCATCCGCTTTTTTCTTTTCATCAAGTCGTTTCTTTTCCGCATCTGTGGTAATTTGGGTTAATTTAATTTGGTTGGCTTCTTCCGCTTCTTCAATCAACCTTGCTTTTTCCTTTGCCGTATATTGGCCACGATTGATTTCACGCTTGGCATTATCCAAATCAAACTCCGCTTGTTTCCGTGCTTTGGCTTCCTCGTCCTTAATAGAATCAATTATATTTTTGCGGTCTGCTTCCCGAATCTTGTCGGATGCGTTCCGTCTGGCTTCTGCATATTCTTTTTGTTTTGCTGCCAATTCCTTTGCCCGTTCTTCCTCGGCTTTTGCCATTTCCTTTTTGCGTTCTTCTTCTTCCCTATCTAATTTCTTGGCTTCACGATTAAACAACCTCCGTTTGGCTGCCAATTCCGTTTCTGCATTTTGGGTTGCAACAACGGCATCACTGATTGCCTTTTTGGATTCCTCGGTTTGACCATTTAATCGTTGGTCCTCCTGCGCTGCAGCCAATCTGTTTTTGGCAAATTGTAATTCTTTGGATGCTAAATCAGTTTCAGATTTCCGTACTTGCTCTAATGCCTTTCGTCTATCCGCCAACGATGCGTTGGAATCCGACAACAATTCACGGGCTTGTGCCAATTCCTTGTTTTGTTTTGCACGAAGTTGAGCCAATGCAAGTTCTTGGTCCTCCAACTGGTCTTGAACATCCGCCAATTTTCCGCCTTCTGCCGCTGCGCTACCAAATAATCCCGCCACCATTTCTAATCCCGTTGCCAAACCATTGACAAGCAACGCGGCGAATTTGGATACCGCTTGGATGATTGGATTTAAGATTGCCCCAAATACAGATGAAATACGGGCAAGGGCATCCATACCATCTTCACTCTTTGTCAATGCCCCTTTTAACGCTGCGAATATGCCCACCAATGCGGCGATAACTGCACCAATTGGATTTGCCACCAATACCATCATGGCACGGCCTAATCCCATTAATGCCGACGATGCAACACCAACCGAACCAGGCAATTCACCAAACTTATTCCCTACATTTTGAATTTTACCCCCAATGCCATCAAAGGCTTTGGATGCTTTGCTTTGAAAACTTGCAAACGCACTTTCCGATTTTTTGACCCCCGATGTGTCAACATTGACTTTATAATTTATTTCTTCCGCCATGATTTGATTCTCCTTTTAATGCTTTTGGTTGTTTGACCCCATGTTTGGTTGTATTGGTTTTTCCCTTTGGCGATTTCCACCGTCTCCGATACTCCATACCATTCTTGGGCTTGTGCTAATTTTATAATGAGTAATATCATTTTTTAAGTATTAAAAAGTTTGATTTTTCAATAATTATCGTGTGTGAACCTCCCGTGTGTGGCTTCCAAACAAATGTCACTTCATCGGTTGTGGATAAATCCAAAATGGTATCAAAATTAATACTGTGATGGTTTGAATCCGTCAACGCATACGCCGTTGTTTGAACCCCGTTGACTTGGATTTCAAATTCAAGTTGCTTGTTTCCCGTTTGGCCAACTGCACACATTCCCGTGAACTTGTATTGACCGCCATCGGTGCATACATATTTTGCCAATGCCAAATTTGATGTTATGTTCTGTGTATAGCCGATTGATACTTGTAATTCTTGTGGCACTGGTGCCCACAATGTCGAATCGGTTGCAACGGAAGTTGGCGTGGTCCTATACATCGTGATTTGGTTGAATTGCACAATGGCTTGTAAACTTTCGACTTGTTGTGATAAATCACTCACAGTATTTTGATTGTATGTCGTGTCCTGGTTCGTGTCCAAATAATCTTGTGTTCCAAAACGATACGCGTTCATGATACCCTTTGCAACTGCGTAATCGTTCAAATATGATTTGCCATTGACATTGACCACCACATCGGTGAACACGGGTTTTTGCCCCGTGGTTGTGAACGTCATAATATCCACATTTGGGTAAGTGATTAATTCAAGGTTTGCAATCTCGGTCAACATATCGTACTTAACCGATTGCACTTTGTAGTAATTACCACTTATGGCGATGGTGTCATTCAATTCAAAGTTCAACCATTCACCCACGGGTACGATTCCCGTCATTTTAACCAACCTTGATTGCGTTGAATACATACGGGATAGGTATTCCTTCCAATACAAATTATAAATTGAATTAACGGGTGCATCCCCTTTGATGGAATACTCCAAACCAAACGCCATTGAATAACTTGATTGAACTGTGGGATAAGCGGAATACGATGTCATTAACGGGAAAAATGATTGTTGAATTCCGTTAAAATAATATTGATCCGTAACGGCAAATTTACCGCCGTAATAAAACAAGGTCAAATCTTGTTGAACTGGTTTATCATCCTTATCCATAAATCGGGGAATGGTCAATTCTGTATCCCTTATCTTTTGACCATTGGCATTTACCTCGTATAAAACAGATGGGCAAATTACATTAAACGGGGTTTCTAACTCAAAAGTATCTGTGGGGTAATCAATTTCGGGTGCAAATGATATTGACCCGTATTCCCGTCTGTTAATGTTTCGATAGTATTCATTTGCCAAACATTCCGATTCCTTGTGTGTCATTGAAACGATGCTTGGGATTGGCAACTTGTCGTGTTCAATATCCTTTACGTCGATGAATGGTGACCAATTCTTTGTCGTTCCCGTATTGAACCAATCTTGCAAATTATGTATTTCAAAGGTGGTTGCACTCGTTGGGAATAATATGCAATTAAAAGTTTGTAACACGCCATTCACAAAATCCCTAATTGTCATTTGTGGCATGGCATCCGCCATTGATACGGTTGTTCCATTAATACCTTGTGGGGCATTTGAACAAGACATATAAATAAGGCCTGGGCTTGTAACGACTGAATAGGTGCGATAACCAAATGTCACTTCGTCTTGTGGTGATAACACCGCATCGAAACGCACGGGAAATGCACCGCCCGTTGTTGCATTAAACGATTGGGATTTTTTCACCCTTCCGTTTACCATCCACACGAAGTTGATACTACCCGCACCCGTAATCACAACATCAACACCAACTTGGAATGAGTAATTACCGAATCTGTTTGGTGTGTAAACTCCCGTGGTTGCGTTATAATTACCCGATGGGTTTGCAATCACCGTTGGGAATATAATTTTCGTATACGCCAAACTTCCAAATGTGGTTTGGGTGTAAGTGAATGCCCCTACACTTGCGTTAAAAGTTCCAATTTGCGTATATTCTGGGTCGTATAATGGCCCCGCCGTTTGCATCGGAAGGATGAACGCTTTGTCCATTTCGGCCTTTGATAAAAACGAACCACTCAATGTAAACCCCGCTTCCGCAAATACCGTTGTCAACATGGCCTTTAACTTAATTGCGGGGCGTAAATCATCAATCTCAACACCCCTTGAATCTTTGATGTTACCATTAACCCCTTTCATGGTGGAATACCTCCACCCTTGGTTGTAATCTGCAATGGGCCATAATATGTCACCACTCAATAATGCGTTATCCCACGACAATAAAATGTTGGCATAGTTTGCCGTGTGGTTGTATGCCGTCCAATCAACTTGATTCAATAATGTTTCACCCCATTTGTCCAATATCTTTTTGGTCGTTCCGTAAAATACCAAATTGTACAATTGCGGAATCCCGTCTTTGAACTTGCATCCAACGAACTCAATCCGACCCGCGTACACTGGCAAAGAGTGAATCAATAATGTAGCATCCTTTCCGATGTTTGGATTCCACGCACCCAATACCACATTCTCATCAAACCAATCCGAAAAGATTTGGTTGTTAGTATCCGATGCGGGTATCTGAAACGCCTGGGTGTAATCTGTCCAAACTGTGGATAAATCTTGTAGGTCTTTTAATTGGCGGTTTAATTCAACACTTTCGTCATTAAATAAATCCACGGGTATCCCCTCAATTTCCAAACTAAACCGAATGTTCATCGTACAATCTTGTTTATTTTAGGTTGGTTGTATTCCAATTGGATGGTGTATTGGATCAATTTTTCGTTGGTGCGTTTCTTGAACTCAAATGCGGTGTCAATAACCCGTGTTGATAACACTTCCGTTCCCGTCATGATTAGTACATTGGTGGAATAAAATATCTGTTCAACAATTGGTACATCCGCCTCGGGTATCCAATCGGTGTTTACTGTCATTACTTCCGTGCTATTCTGCAAAAATGGTGTGGCAATCTGTACGCCGTAACTCCACGATTGGGCCAAATCCGCTTGTTTGAATATCGGTTGGCTATATTTTTCGGATTCTACATTGTAAGTTCTGCGTGATACCCCGTTAAAAAGGTACGAATCATAAACCCCATAACGATTGAGGAATAACACATCTTGTTGTCCATACTTATTTTGGCAATCAAAAACAACGGGCATAACCACATCATCACCCGCCTTCACAAATGTAATGTTGGCATTGGTGCCGAATAAACCTGCGATGGTAAATAATTGTTTTACTTCAATACCTTGGATGGCTTGGTCGGATGTTGTCACCGTGTTTGGAATAACTGTTGTCGAACCCACCACGATTGATGTAATCACCGTTGCATCATACCACAAATAAGCGGTTGGTGTAAATGGTGTTAAATACAACGCCGTTTTGTCCGTGAATACAGATTTGGATACACCAACATTGAATCCCTCCGCCGTATACGAATAACCCTTTGTGGCCAACGATAAGTTGGAAGTAATAACTGCGGTTGACCCCGCCGTCCAAATGCCTTGACACTTCACCGCTACGCGTTTTGCACCGCTTCCGATGTTTGGTTTGTATGTGCCATTCACCAAAAACTCGGTGGTGATGTACTGGGTTACAATTTTGTGAACATCAATCCACGCCCTTCCACCTCCATATTGGTCGGGTAATCTGTTAATGGTTACAATCGGTGTTGCGGGGATGGATGTCGTGCCACTCCACACATAAACTTGGAACTCATAACGGAATCCCGCATTTGCATAATTGGTGGATTCAAACGCTTGGTAAATGATTGGGGAATTGGCCCCAACTATGGATGCGGGTTGTTGTGTAAATGTAAAACTCATCTTTTGAATAGTCCTTTTTTAATGTCTTGTTTCATCGCTTGGGTCAACGCCTTGTTGAACGATGGTAAAATTTGTTGTCTTGCTTGGCTTACAAATGGGAATGGTTGAATACCGAAATACTTTATTTTTCTATTCATCATAAACCGCATTGATTCCTCGTTTGCCTTTGATTTGAATTTACCCGTTGACAAGTCGCGGGGTTGGATGCGTTTCATTTTAACCCAACTACGCATGGAATCCAATGGAATCCCTTTGCCTGGCTTCCGACCCCTTTGCACATAGTCGGCCGTCTTGTTCATGCTAATACCCATATTCAATCCATTCGGATCGGGTTGGATGGATGCCACCAATTGACCACTGGCCACATAATTACCACGGAATGTTTTTTTGGTTGCTGACACAACTTGCCATCCACCGCCAACCTTTTTCCATTTGGCACGGATAGAAGTTCGGGGGCGTTTTATTTCCAACATATTCCGACAAGCAATTGCCCACTTCTTGGAATAATCCGCAACAACGGCAACGCTATTCTTAAACGCAATCGCCATCAGTAACCCACGGGTTTATTAAGTCAATGGTGACACTTATTTGATATCCCGCCAATACTGAATCCATCGTTTCAACAAATGGATTAAACACAATGGGGCGTTGGAATTGTATTTGTGAATAATTGTCTTGCTCTAACTTCCACAAACCCTTTGACATTTGCACATACATTTCTTGTAAAATGTGGGCATAGTTTTGGTTCTCGGTGTATCCGTATTTGTCGTAAACTGTAATTAAGTTTTTTTGTTCATTCTCACCTTTCAAAAAGTTCACACGATCCGCAATCATGATGTTCATTTGGATGGATGCAATTTGGTCGGTAAGCGACACGGCTTGGATTGAGCAATGCATCAACGGGAATACCGTGAACGCTTTGAAGTCCAACTCCGTTAATGTTCCGTGGCTATAATTCCATCCCTCGTCCGTGGCGATGTCTTTGAATACCTTAAATGCGGTTCCTATGTGGTTATTTATCATCGCTTGTAACTTTGCTTAATAATTTTTTGTTCCATTTCCGCAATGTCGCTTTCGTAAGCGGTCCAATACAAAGCGGTGTGAATGGTCTTAGTATAGACATCTTCCAAGCGTAGGAAATTTCTTGAAGCGAGTCGATAGACCATTCCAAACCATCCCCATTTTTTGGTAAGGCGGTTTTCATCTGCTGACCCGTCGGCCCCTCCAAATACTTCTGGATAGAATTCAGTAAGTCGATTCCTAAACTCCAAAAAAAAACCATGGCCCCAAATGCGGTGTTGCAATCTAAATCCTTGAAACCCGTGACAAGGTTTGCCGAATAGGGTGCAACCTCATACCTTCCGTTCTGTCCGCTATGGGTAACGGGGCGATACAACACACTCATCACCTTCCACAAATCGTGGGTTTCCTTTGTGTATGTTTCAATGTCTATAAACTCACCCACCGACATATCATCCAAGTTTGGAATGAACCCGTATTCAACGCCATCCATTTTGAACCTAGGCGTGAATGTTGGTTGTTCTGTCAACATCAATGTGATGCGTTCAACGGCCTTTTGTAATACATCAAACGGCATGGCCATGACCTCGGTCATAGTCAACTCACAAAAAATTGATACCGCTTCCAATTGGCGTTGGGTATCTTCCATGTCTTCTTTTAGACCTTGATACGCCAACATTTGATGCAACTTTACATCCTTCAGCGATGTGGGTACTAATATGGTTTTTGATTCAATCATTAATTATAAAACGACCAAACCCCGCTTTGTTATTCCAACGCTTCATTGAGCAACACACACACCTTGGCGTATTGCCTTTGCACCTCCTTATCGGTGTACAAAATGTTACTAAACTCGTTTACCGAATTGATGGCCGTTGAATGGTCGCGATGGATAATCCGACCAATTTCCGCCCACGGCATCCCTAACCTTTTTCTGCAAATAAAGTTGAACATGTGACGGGCGTATAACGATGCCCGTTTCCGCGATGGGCAAAGTATCTCATCTGGTGTTAATTCGGTTACTGTGCAAACCGCCCGTAAAACCTCCTTCCAATGGTTGGGTGCATCGTTAAAATCAACCCGTGGGTTTATTATTTCACGCTTTAACATTTGGATTTTGGTTAGGGCTTCGCCTTGTATCTGAACTAACAATAAGCGAAGGCGTTTAATTTCTTGTCGTTGGTTGTGTAATTGCTGGTAATGGCTTGTCATATCGTTATTTTTTACAACCTCGTTTGCACTTGGTTTGTGGGTGGTATTTATTGCAGGTGAATTGAGTTTGACACACAACACAATTTCTTTTTACATCATCAATGCCACTCGCTTTGCGGAATGCACATTTGCAATTGTTTGAACAAAATTTGCTATTTGCCATCTTGGTTGTTTCATATTCTTTATGGCATCTTTGACATACCATTGAAACGGGGGTTCTTTTTGCATACGCTTCAACGCCATGTTGTTTGTGCCATTCCCGACCTTCTGGTGATTTGTGCCATTCTTTTGCCATTTCAATTCCTTTGGCGTGAAACTGCTTTGACCATTCGGGATTTTCCTTGTGTCTTTTAATTCCTTCCATTCGCAAATGTGCGGACGCTTCCATTAACTGAAGGTTTGAAATATCGTTGTTCGTTACATCACCATCAATGTGGTGTATGTGATGGCCCTTTGGAATTTCCCCATTGTAAAACGACCAAACATCTCTGTGCATTTTTTTATTATGACTTGTAAAATAACGGCCTTCATATTGGTAATATGTCCGACCATTGAAGATTTGAATGGGTACTTCCCTTTTGCTTTTTGTGGTTATCATTCCACAAATATACAAAATAACTGATAAAATCTATATGTATATTATTCGATATTATCGGATATCATAATTTCCATAGTTGGCTTTTATGCCAAGTGACATCATTTCCATGTATCTCCACGCGTCAAGCCCGTGACATGTGCCAATGGGGTTGTTCATGCTTCGCCCCTGGGCATCACTATCCCAACAATAATTCCGCAACTCCTTGATTAAATTAGTGGATGTGGATGTGATAAGGTACGATTGTGATTGCATAATCTGTATTCCGTAGTTAATGGAATCCTTGCCCTTGGTTACTCCCTTAATTCTTATGCCGTATCTTTTTATTTCATCAATTGACTTTGGTTCGGCACTATCCGCGTAAACAGGTACATGACTGGGTAATGCCTTTGCAATGTCTGAATTAAGCATTCCCGTGCGGTATGCCACTTCATCTATTATTCTTTGACCATTGTACTCATAAACGGCTACGATTGCCGTGGGGTCGTTTGTATACCCAAAATCCACACCAATGCCAAGCAACCTTGCATCCTCTGGGATGGTGTCAATGGTTTGCCAATTGCTGAATATAACACCTTGTAAGTTCCCAATCTCACCAAGTCCATACACCCGCCACCAATTCGCCCAATAATTGGATGTGGTTGCCCTATCCCGTGCCTTTTCAATTTCCGTTACAATGGATTTGTCCAACGCTTCGTTGTCCTTGTAGGTAAGTACAATCATTTCCGCATCGGGGTCGTTTACCAATTCACTATCCACCCAAAATTCCGCCACGGGGTTGTAATCCAAATAAATGAATTTACGGGTACGAATCGCCATTTGGTAGTATGATTCCCAATCAATGTTGTTGCACTCGTTTACAAATAAAACATCACGCCTTGCACCCCTTAATTTTTGTGGTTGGTCTGCACTAAAAAATTCAATGTAACTGTCATTGCTGAATGTGTAGGTCAATGATGATTTGTTCCATTTTAACGGATCAAACATTCCCACCATGTCCATAATTTTAAGGAAGTCACGGATTGCACCCCTTCGAAGGTGCGGGATGGTTTCCGATACCACACTAATTTCACACTTTGCGTTCTGCACCGCGTAGGTGATAAGCATCGGAATGATGCTAAAAGTTTTTGATGAGGATGTGCCACCACGCACGATTCTAACCCGCTTCCGCAGGTTGGCAATTTTACTCTGGGCGGTCGTGGTTTGCAACATTACTTCACATCCAAATCAATGCCGTTGAAGATTGGTTTCTCGGTGGTAACATCAATTTGTTGGGTGGGCATACCGAATCCCGAATCCATCAATTGTTTGTACGCACCCACATCACCTTTCCTTGCCTTGTGTATCATTGCAAGTGTGATTAAATCTTCCTGGCTTAGTTTCTCCAATTCTCCCGTGATGGGGTTCTTTGTGTCTTGCATTACCTCCAACCATTTACGGGCGATGGTGCTTCGGTTCTTTGTCCCCTTGGGTTTCCCGTTGGGATTCCTTACCTCACCTGGCTTTGGTGGGATTATGTTTTCTGGGTTTGGCATAATTTCAAATCTTTATCAAATCAATCGTTTGGTAAAATTGGGATAGGCATCCACCAAATTGGTTGATGTATTGGTGAATCATCGTGGGCCAAATACCATTGGTCTTCCATTATGTACCCTATTTGTTTGGTGTCAATTAATACCCATTCATTATCGATGGGTGTTGTTCGGTTGGTTTCTCGCCATGCTTTCATAATTCAACTCCGTTTCTTTTAATTTTAATTGTGGGATCTAACTTTTTCATTCTGTCAATAATAACTTGGCAATACTTTGGGTCAAGTTCCATTCCATAACATTTGCGTTTAAGTTGGTGTGATGCAACCATCGTAGTGCCACTTCCCGTGAATGGCTCTAATACAATATTGGCATTAGCAACTAAATTTATTGCTTTATTAGGCAGTTCAACGGGGAAGCATGCCCTATGGTTATTTGCTTTATCTTGACTATTCAAATTACTAACTTTCCATAAATTATGATTTGTTTCAAAATGCTTCCCTATATGCTTTTCTTCTCCATTTTTTAAAACAAATATAAATTCACAATTTCTCGTCAACCCGTCGGCTATTGGCATTCCCGTTTTTTCCCATATTATCGTTTCCCATAACAAATCTAAATATGGAAATAAATGTTTTAAATATTCATTCCTTGATTTTGCGTTATAATTAATGTTCCAAAAAATAAATCCATTTGTATATAAAATAATATTATCCAAAGTTGATTGCAGAAATACAATATAATCCTTACTTGTTTTGTTGTCCATATCTTTATCACTGTACAATCGGCCTCCACCTTTTTTACTATCTAAATGAGTATCTCCGTTATAAGGAGGTGAGGTAAAAACCATATCCGCTTTTTGTCCGTTCATTAATTTTGCAACCGCATCGCTATCAGTTGAATCCCCACACAACAATCGGTGTTCACCAATCTCAAATAAATCACCCAACACAATATCCGTTTCAATGCCATCCGCATCAACATCAAAATCATCTTCCTCCGCTTCCAATTCAGTCAAATCCATATTGGGTACATCCAAACCCCATTCGTTCAATTCTGCGGGGTCCCAATCGTTTGCCAACGCATCCCAATCCCACTCACCAAATCCAACATTGTCCTTTATCAAAAATTCCCGTTGTTGTTGCTCGGTTAGGTTTTCCGCTTTGATGATTGGAACTTCCTTTAATCCTATCTCCTGGATGGCTTTTAACCGCATGTTTCCGCCAAGGATCATCATTTCGTTGTTGACCACAATTGGGCGAATCTCTAACATTTCGGGAAAGTCCTTGATTGATTGTACCAACTTCTTGAATTTATCATCCTTAATTATGCGGGGGTTTTCCGTGTTTGGGATGATGTCTTTTGTTTTAACCCATTCGATATTCATTTGTTTAGTTTTATGTGGTGTACTGTGATAAGATATTCGTTTTTCAATTTTGTTCCAAAGTGTACTTCGTGGTGACAATCGCGACATAACCCCATAAGGTTTTCAATGTTGTCTTTGCCTCCGCGTGACCTAGGCAATAAATGATGGATATCAATCCCTTGCTTTCCGCAATCGGGTACTTCGCATTCAATCCAATCCCCTTTGTCATACCCAAAGTGGTCTAAATAAATCTTTGTCCAAGGTTTCATCTTTGATGGCTTTCAAATATAGTTCATTACAAACGCGTGGGTTCATTTCCATGGCTTTGCCTACCTTTTCCCATGTCATTCCCATATCCTCGCGTAAAATAATTATGGCGTATTGCTTTGCAAGTTTTTGGCGGCGAGTAACCACGGCCCCCATTTTGCTCGGTCTTGAAATTTCTGTCTGCATTTTATACACATATAAATTTGGTTCGGTTCGATGTTTGGCCCCGTTTCGTTTATCAGTTCTTTTGTTGATTCTGCATGATGGTCACAACAATCACAAAGGTTTCTCGTAAGTTTCATACACCTGGGTTAATTCGTTAATCATGTTTTGCCATGCCTTAGGGTTGCACGAACATGGTTTGTAAATTCTCTTTGAACGGAATATGCGTGACCATATTTCCGCTATCTTGTTTGCCTCCATTGGGGCCAATGTCGTGTCGTTCACTGTCTTAAAATGTGTCCACCAATGGTATTCATCTTCCGTCATGCACAATGGTTGACGGGTGGGAAATATTTTGTTCAATTTGTGTTTACGGGCATCGCATCCACAGTCTACCGAATCCTTCCAAATCAACTTTTTTACTTTTTCGGTAATTGGTTTCATTAATGGTTGGTTCAAAAACTTTTCAATATCATCTCCTAGACCTTGTGAGCGAACTCCCGTTCCTTTGCTAATTAAATCATTGACAAAGTGTGTAGGTACACCCATTTCATTTGCGATGTCAACTTGTTTTTGACCTTTAACATGATAGCGGTCTAACACTTCCATGTGTTGTTCTTTGGTATATTTTAATTGTGTCATAAGCCCCGTTTGAAACGCGTGTAAGTTATTTTCTTGTTGTGTTACCCATTCCAAATTATCCAATGCGTTATTCTCTTTGTTCCCATCTTTGTGGTTTACAAATGTTTTTCCGTCAATAACTGGGATAAAGGCCTCGGCCAATAATCTATGCACATACAATGTATCACCATATCCGCTTCCTTTATTGCCCGTCTTATATAGTGTCACCGATGGGTACCCATTTTGCAGGGTTTGTTTTAATTCTTTTTGAGATTCTGTACCCCACCTACCACGGGTTGAAAAAACTTGACCCGTATTGGCAATAAAATACCCATCATAATTTGGGATTTCTTTAATGTCCTCACCCATCAAAAATTTGGTGGCTAATTCAATCCCCGTGGCTTGTGTCACCTTCTGAATCATATCCCCCACTCCGATTGATGGTCGTGATTCGGTGTACTTCTTCCGTGTTTCGTTTTTCTTCTGCATAAATTTTATATTTTACCGTTGTTCTTTGTTTAATAAATTGTTTGGCGTTTTTGATTGAGTTAAATACGCTATGGGTTGGAATGCCCGTCTTTTTTTCAATGTCCCGCATCGAATGTCCGTACACAAAATGCAGTTCCAATAACATCTGGTCATAATCGCGTAGGTCGTCAATTGCTTTCTTTACTTCACCCATCAAGTCCATGTGTGCCATTTCAGCCATTTCGGGGCTTTCTACGGGGTTGAATTGGTCTTGGTGTGGTATTGTCTTGTTTTCCGCCCGTTTGATGTCTATAAACGCATTATGTAACATTTTGAAAAGATAGATGGTGTTGATGGTTCCGTTGTAATTGGCGAATCTGTTTAGTGAACCTTCTTTGATTTGTATTTCTCCCAACTTCAAATACATTGTTTGTACCATATCATCGACTTCATCACGATTCGCACCTAAGTATTTGGCTATTTTAATCCATTCAATGTGGCGTTTGGCGATATCGTTAAGCGTTATCAAAGTAACTTTCTATTTGCACAATAAAATCCTCAAACGAATATACCAACACATACTTATAATTCATGGCCTCGACCATCAATTGCCACTTCTTTTGATGTTCGGATTGCTTATTCGGTTTGATTTTTAACTCAATGAATAACCCGTGATGGGTTAGGTTGGGCATAAACAACACCAAATCCGAAACACCTGGGATAACCCCCTCCGCTTTTAACCTTTGGGCCGTAAACAAATCGCGTGATCCACCATTGGGAACATGGATTAATAAATCCCCCATTTGGCGGTATTGTAGTCGGAACCACTTTACACATTGCACTTGCATACGGCTTTCAAGGTGTTTCATTCCGCGTCTAAATAGATTGATTTGGCTTTTGTGAATCCTTTGTTATACCACCATTGGGCGTGGATTTTTTCATCCCGTTTCAAATCGTGGAATAAATCCGTGGGGATGGTGATGTCGTGGTTTATCTGTAACCATTCAATCAACTGGTCTATGGGTGTAATTTCTTCGTTTAACATTATTTTGTTTCAATTGCGTTTTTAATTGACATGGTCATGTAATCCAATGCCCGTTTATAACCCTCCGCATAACCATCGTCATAACTCATTTCCTTTCCAATCGCTTCCATTTCTTTGGCTTGTTTCCAATCTGCAACGGTTAATTCTCTATTATATGCAATTTCCCACAACCATTCAACTGCCGTTTGTTGTTTATTGTTTGTCATTGCTCACCTCCTTCGTAGGTTTGTTCGTAGTATTGTTCACCAGTTATTGGTAGTGTACTTTCAGGATAATCAATTCCATGAACTGTTCCTTTGTTGTATGCAGTTTCAATTCTTTCCTTCTCCATTTCTTTGGCTTGTTGAATAATTTTTTCTTTTTCTTTTTGATTTGAGAATTTCCAATCCAAGTGCATTACTTTTTTAGCGAACCACTCCACTGCCGTTTGTTGTTTATTGTTTGTCATATCAATATCCTAAATCCTTTTTAACTTGTGATTGTTTTGCCTGGCGTTCATCGTACTTTTTACCACGCAATTCGGGGGTTTCTTCTTGCACCAATCTACGAACCCGTGTAATGGTGTCCGAGGATGTTAACCGCCCATTGGCCATTAATTTTAAGAAGTTCATCGCGGTGGTGTTGGATGATGGGTAGCCCATCGCTTCCATTTCCAATTTCCAATACCATGCAACCAATTGTTGGTCGTTGTCTTTGAAGTCGGTGTACTGCGTAAGCAAGTCAATCACCGTTTGTTTGATATCCATTTTCATATTTGTCGATACAATTATACTATTTTAATTTCAAAATTCAAAAGGTGATGAAATTTTTGGTTGGGTATTTTCTGTGTAACTTGTCAAACGCCCTTCGTAAAAAGTTGGAATGGATGCACATTCCCCGTTTCTGTTTTTCATGATGATAAGTTGAGCATCTTCAATTTCGGGTTTTTCATCCTGGTAATACGCGGGGCGGAATGGGAACATAACAACATCCGCATCTTGCTCGATGGCACCCGATTCACGAAGGTCTGATAACAACGGGCGTTTGTCGGCTCGGTCTTCCGATTTGCGTGATAACTGGGCTAACGCCATAACTGTGCATTTCAATTCCTTTGCCAACATTTTAAGTCCTCGAGATATTTCCGCAATTTCTTGTTCTCTAAAATCCTTTGTTCCCGTCATTAATTGTAGGTAATCAATCATCAATACTTCCAATCCATGTTTCGATTTGTGTATTTTGGCCTTGGCTTTTACTTGTGCCAATTTTGCGTTTATCTCATCATCAACCCAAAAGTTAATTTTTTGATTGTTGGCCATATCAATTACCTTGTCAATTTCATACGCTTGTAACGATCCGCTACGAATCTTCCAATTGTCTATGTTCCCCAATAATGAAATATACCTTCGTGCCAATTGGTCTGATGGCATTTCCAACGATAAGAATAACCCTTTTCCACCTAAATTTGCAAACTCCTTCATGAGTGATAAGGCCAATGCCGTTTTACCCATTCCAGGTCTACCCGCAACCACTATCAAATCACCTTCATTGTAACCGCCTAAATACTTATCCAAAAATTTCCATCCAGTTGGCTTACCCGATAATGTATTTCCCTTCTTTGAGTTTTCAATAATTCGGTCAACCTCGATGTTGGTCAACTTGATAATTTGTTCCGCTTCTTTATTTGTCGAAAAGGTTGTGGCTTCCAACGCATCTTGTATGTCGTTAACCAAACTTTTCAAATCCTTGTTGATGTCTATGTTACTAATTTTACGCACCAACTCATCACGCAAATACTCGTATTCAAGATATTTTAAGTGTGGTTTAATGTCATGGATGCCACTGGCTTCTTGTTGGAGTTTAACAATTTTCACCATGTCAGTCCGCTCAAAGTGATGTCCTAAAGTTACGATGTCAATGGGTTCATCATTAAAATACATTTCCGTCATGACATCAATTAATTTTTTGGCGAATGGATCTGTGAACCAATTTTTGTTTACTTGTGGTAAAAAATGACGGGCCGTGTCATAATACAGAATGTTGGCAAGTACGATTTGTTGTTTGTTCATAGGGTGGCAAGTTTCGGTTTATTTGTTGTATTATCAAGTGGTTTAATTTTTTGATATGGCAATTCATCATTCCAACGCTTTTGATTGATAAATGTTGTGAAATGCGGGATGAATTCCATTTTCGCGGCATCCTCATGGTTTTGTACATACTTTGGAATAAAGGTCAATAATAATTCTTTTTCATCATTCCTTAATTTGTTAAATGCCTTTTCCGCCGTGGCCTTAGTTCCTTTTCTTTTGTATAAATCCCAAAAATGTTGAAACTCATATATACTTTTATTATTTATACTTATAGTATTATCTTTATTACTATTACAATTCTGATATGAGGGTGGTATCAAATCTGATATGACCCCTCCCCTCAATTCTGATACTACCCCCCTATCCGTTTTGATATGAGGGTAAATTCTCCGTGCCACAATTTGCATGGATTCATCCCGTATTAATTCCCTGGTTAAAAACCCACCTTGTTCCAATATGGCTAATTCCCTTTGAACTGTGATTGTTGTCATGTTCAAAATTGTACCAATTGTTTTGTTGGATGGATATGCGTACCCACTCCGTTTAGCCATACCAATTAACATTCCCATTAATACGGCTTGTCTGGCGGTCATGTGTTCCAAATACTCCGTTGGAAACAATACAAATAATCCTAATTCTTCATTCTCGTTTTTCATAAAATAATAAAGCCCTTGAACAAACCACCAAGTACGAGTTGATAGTATGCCAAGGGCAAAAGGTCATGGTTAGTTATCTCGTACATAACTGTAATACCCTACAAATATAAAATAAATTATCCGTATATTTGCAAAATCCGTTTGTTATTTGTCATATCATAGGATGGGGGGCTTCATTGCCCCCTTTTTATTGCGTTAAACATCACAACGATCCAAATGACACCACCCAACCCCACCATCGACATTCCGATGCACTGGGCCACATACGGGTGATGCACAATTAACCATCCGTAACCCAACCCGCTTAATACAATAACGACAAGGGATAAAATGAACATTCTCATTTGCTTAGTTTTATTTGGATCGTGTCCTCGTTCTGAATATACTGGGCGGGTGTTATTAATTCCCCGTCTGCACTAATCAACAAACCTTGGTTGGTTGTTTTATACGCATATTGGGCTTGTTTCTCCAACTCCTTTACTTGGTTCTTCAATTCAATTATCTCGGGAATATGGTCATAATTGTAACGACCCCCACCCGCTTTCTTTGTTATCTCATAACCGCAATACACTTGACCATGCCATTTCACCGCCTCGGTTAATGCCAATGGTTTTACCTGGTCTTGTAGTTCCTTGATGGCTTCCGCCATTTCTTTTAAGTGGATGTGGAATGCAAGGGGGCATCGTTCGCCCCCCTCCACTTCAATCATCATGTTTGCCAATTTGCTAATATCGTTTGTCATATCTTAGAAAGGTAAATCGTTATCCTCGCGGGTCATTGGCTTGAACTTTTCTAATGTGTCAATACCCGTGTTCACAAAATTCTCAAAAATTTGGGCATAAGAAAGTATCTCATGCAATTTAATGTCCCCGTTGATAACAAGGTCACCCGCAACCTTTAACACGCTCATACGCATGATGTGTTTGCCCGTTTCGGGGTCTTTGGGTTTTGGTGTAAATCCTTGTGTTGCCCCTGGTTGTGCCATTACGGGTGCAATCTTGTAATAAATGCGGTCCTTAAATGTTCTGTCCGTGATGGTGTAATCCGTTTCAACCCCTACACTAAACTTGGTTTGGTCTTTTGACTTACTCGCATACTCACCCGAATCGCCATTGGCAAAGGTGATTTCAAATTTGTACAATGTGCCATACTGGCCATCGAATGATCCGTTGGCGGTTACATTGGTTACCGCACTTCTTTTTGTTTGTTCCATATTATTTTGTTTTTTAATGTGTAGTTTAATTGCTCTAAAATCTCAAATTGTTTTTCCATTGATAACCCGTTCCGTTTGAATTGAAATTTCCATGTCGTAACGGTGTTGTAATTGGTTTGCAATACCTCTGATAATTCTTTGTTTGATTTGCTGAATACTTCGTTTAACGCTTCGTGTGTTGTCATATAATTTTACATTCTTTTCCTAATTCATAACCATCCCACAATGTCAATTCCTGGTTAAATGTGATACGCCACAAATCCATTAACTCCGATTCATAGTGCATCTCTAAAATCTTGATGTCTTTGAAATTCTTGTTGGTTTCTAATACCTCCCGCAACTTGTTAAGTTCTGGTGTCCAAATTAATAGTTCGTTGTTCATTTCTTGCCTGTCTTAAACTGATACAATGTTTGTGTGTACTCATCAAAGTGTGGGATGTATTGGTCCCGCTCAAACTCAAATGGCTTGGCCTCTGGTAATTTGTTAATGTCATTTTTGTACTGTCTCAACTTCCATCCAAGGAAGGAAACAACCACCGCAACGGGCGTAAGTAGAATGAAGTAAATTATATCCATGTTATTTGTCTTTTCAAAAATAGGTTAAATAATTTTAGATTCCAAATTAAATGCGTTGTAAAATAAAATCAAACGCATCGTGTAAAGTGACTGTGCGATAAATTTCAGCCATGCGATAAGCGTGTTCCCATGTCGGTGCATACCAAGTTTTGGTGTACAATTCTTTGCCTTGTTCTGTGCGATAAACGCATTCGTATATATTGATTGTCATATCCATATTATTAATGGGGGCGATTAGGCCCCCGTGTTGTTTAATAATCTGTAAGTGCCTCCTTGTCTGATTCCATTGTTAAAAAAAGAAAAGGAATAAGAATCACTCACTTTGATGGTAACCCGTTTTGGCCCCGCACTTGTAATTGTGCAAATGAGTTCTTCGCCCGACCTTGCACAAGTCAAAATTACTTGTGTGTTTCCGCTTTTTAACGCTTTTTGAAAGTCGGCGTGTGTCATGTTGTTTTGTGTTTGTGTCATATCTATACAACAAATATACATCCATTGAATTGTAAATTCCAAATTACAAATATAAAAAGATTAAAAAAAAGTGAGAATTAACCCACTTTCTTTGTGAATGACCTTATTTTTTTGTGAGTGACTTCAACATTGCAATCAACTTGGGGTGTGGGTATACATCCGCCTTGTCTGGTCTAACCGAATTGTGTGTAAATACACCTTCCTCGCCCTTCAATGCCCGTTTGCTTACTTCCCAAATATCATCGTTGTAAGTCAAATCAATGCCGTACTTGGTATTCCAATGCAATAACAACTCCTTTACGGATTCAATTTGTGCATCTGTGTAGTTCTGCCAATACTTGTAACCCTTATATGGTTTATCCAACTCAATTACATCGTCCTTCTTGATTTCACCACCTACATAATTATAATACTTACCACCTTTTTGTGTTAATGGTCCGTAATTACAAATCTCAATTCCAATGGATGAACGATCCAACGGAAGATATGGCAACCCCTGGGACATGAAGTGCTTTGTACCTAACCCAAGGTGGTACGCCCAACACTCGCTTCCAAACCCTTGCACGATGGTTCCGTCATTACTGATGGATACGCAAGTTGCAACCTTGTTGGCTTGTAATTCCCAAAACTGAAACACTTGTTCGCCACTTGGTCCACCCGCCGTGTGGTGTAAATAGATTTGTTTCTTTTCAATCTTTTCGTAATTGTACGACCTAAAATGTACTTGTTTAGTTTTCATCTTGTTTTTTACTTGCTCCGAAATAAAACGATACTATCATAGTCACAATGGAAGTAACCCCACCCGCTATGGTAAAATAAATGTCCTTTTGATCCGATGGGAAATCCCAAAAGATAATTGAAAATAATATGGCATAACTCAATGCCAAAATTAGAATGGCAACAATGCCTGTTATATTTGCTTTTAACTTATCCATTATCCTTGGCCTCTACTGGCTTTTTTTGATTTGTGTTTGTTAATGTGCTTTGTGTGTCTGCCCAACTTGTTTTTGGGCTTTGCACGGAATGTCGATGTGTTAGTTGCCTTTGCCATTATTTCATTCCGTTTAATCGTAACATATTGGAAATTGACAAGGTGTCCATATCCGCCATACTGGTATCAATACCCATAAACATCATGGTGTTTGCATACTTGGCGGCCTTGGCTTCCGCCTTCTTTACATCCTCTTTTAATGCTTCCTTTTCCGCAACCTTTGATTCAACCATCTCCGCATTCATCGTTTGAGCCATTTTGGTGACTTCTCCCGCACTTTCTACATTTTTTGATACCTTGCTAAGCAACGCATCAATTTCGTCGATTGTGGGGGTTTGTTTTGCGTTTGCAATTGTGAACACATAAGCCGTCATAAATAGGGCGGTAAAAACCAATAATGCCGTTCTCATAGTTTCTTCATTGTTTGCATTATACGGATTTCAGTCATGGCAGATGCCAAACAAGAATCGGATCGTTTCAATGCGTATGTCAATTTATCAATCTTGACATCCAACGCCTCAATCTTAAAATTGGCTTTTTCAATCTGTTCCTTATAACCCGAACGCAAGTCCATATACAAATAAGACACAGCCAACAACATGCAAAAAGAAACGGCCGCAATGGGATTTTTCTTAAATTGCTCAAAACTAACGGGCAACGCATTGGGTTTTACTTTTGGGGCGGTCATTATTCAGTTGGTGGGAATGGTGGTGGTGGTGGTGGGATGTATTCGGCTTCGGGTAAATCTAAAACCCAAGCGTATTCGGTTATTTCAACTTCGGGTTTGTCCTCATCTGATAAAAACAAAAACCAAACTCCGTTAATATCTTGAACGCAATTAAAGAACTGATAAGGCGTGTAATACTGCCCTTGAATCTGCTCGTATTGGTCGGGTGTAAGTGTGTAACCTATCATACTTGTCTTTTTAGGTTGTTGATTATTTCTTTAAACATATCGTTGTCATAACTTCCTCGTGCCTTGTTTGCCCATACACAAACAAATTGTACATTGCCGTATTCATACCCCAAATCGTTGTCAACTCTATCCAAAGATAGCAAATAAGGATTAGATGTCATTTGACGCCTTTCATTGTATGTTTTGGGGCAAAGCATATTACTTCCAGTTAACGCACATTTATAATCTTGACAATACAAAACGCTTTGCAAGTATTCAATAGATACGTCAAATGGATAATTCCTAGATTTGGCATTTGCTTTCCATCTATTGTACAAAGCATTGTGAATGTCTTGTGTACCGCCTTTATTGCAATTTCTTGGTTTACGTTTCCCATCTGCCCAAACTTTTGCCATTACACTGCCTTTGCCTTTTAATCGGTCAATGCCATTTCGTTCTAAAAGCAATATCACTTTTTCAGCACCTATATTATATTTTTTTACCAATGCCAATTGAGTTGTCCCGCTTCTGTAATCTTTACACAAATCATCCTCGTAATCAAATTTCAATTGTTTGATGTTGGCGTACATCTCGGATTTACCCATCATCGGTATGCCTTGCATTTTTAACACCCTACGAACTCTGTCTGTAGTTGCGTTTAAATCAGTTGCAATTTGTTGTACGGTTTTCTTGCCATAGTTGCTCACAATGTAGTTAGCATCCAATGGTTTTAATGTTGACCATCTATTTCCCATAACACAAAGATACAACAGTGTAAGCATATTACCTAAATTTGGCGAGCGAGTGTTGTTTGAAACGCTTGTACGGCGGTGTATAAATTTGTTTGATTGGTGGCTGTCAAAGTATCTGAAATATAAGCAAACGCATATTCCCTATTTGTAAAATAATTTGCACCTACACTAACATTTGCAGCACCTAAATAAATAACTTGTGAACCTATAGCACCTGTTGTTGCTGTAGTTGTTGCTCTTAAAACACCATTACGATAGAATTTTTGACTATTTACACCGCTTGAATTTATTGAAAATAAGCCTAAAGAAGTTGTAGGGTCATAACCACTATTTGCGTCTAAAGTTGCCGCACGTCCGTACATTGTATTTGTTCCCAAACGGGCAAATAAACAATAATCAGTTCCCGCAAAATAAACACCCATATCTACTAAAGTTCCTGTAAAGTTTGACCTTGAATAAACACCTAATTCGCCGCTTGTTGTAGTTAAAGTAGTATTTTGGTTTAAGTTGGTATTCATAAAAGCACTCGTTCCGTTACCCGTTACCCCCGTACTCGCAAAAGTCCAACCCGAACTAAATGTACCCGTAAACGAACTACTCTTTAAGTTCTGCGCACACGCAGCCGCACTTGCACCGACCATTGGATAAATGGCTTTCATACTTGACCATACACCATCCGCCTTCATGCTAACCACTAAAGTATTGGTTGCAGTTTTTTCGGTTTCTGACAATGTTCCACCCGCAGTTGTAACGCGGTCAAAAAATGCTTGTGCATCGGCATCAAAACCGCCACTACTGGCAGTTCGTCCGCCAACCCT